GTAAGCTCCAATTACCCTGTGAGCGATACGATGGCTGCCCAAATCGTGGAAATTGTCTTGGTCTTTGTGCTTTTATTTGCCATGTCGTATGTACAACCGGGACCTCTGAAATATGTCTTGTTCGCACTTTTCGCGGTGATTATGGGTCAAGTCCTGGCGAACTTTGTTGCGCGGCTCAAGGCGGAAAATGTGTTAAAGGATGTATTGGTGACTGTGGCAGGTATTTTCCTGGCGATGACTGCCCTGGGCTTTTATGATAAGCAGAATATTCTCGGATTCGGCTCTTATCTGTTGGCGGCGTTGATTGGCCTCATTGTTGCTAGGCTCTTATTGATAGTGGGTGCCTTTGGCGGCGTGAAGATGGAAACTGTATCTTCCTTGAGCGAGGCGCTATCTTGGTTTGGAGCTGGTCTGTTTTCCATTTTCGTTGCGTATGATACGCAGAGGATAAAGGAGATTGCCGCACGGCTCAAGAATCGTACTCCGGATTATGTGGATGCCTCTCTCGGACTTTTCTTGGATGCAATCAATCTGTTCACAAATGTAGGAGATATTATGGATAATTAGAACGAACCGATGGCGACTTATTATAAGATGAAGAGTTATCATGTTTTTCTCATGTTTTTGAAAGTGGTTATGGTGGTTCAGCTTGTGCTTATATTATTAAAGCTGCAAAAGGAAGATTCCGTAATATACCTACTATCGGAAGTTGCCTTCAAAATATTCCTTGGACTTTTCTTGATGGTGTATTTTTTAATTGCCGGCTCATCTGATTTTGATTTCTGGGATGAAGTGTTTATCTCCTTTGGCGGAGGCTTGCTCATGTTTGATGCGGTGTATAATGTTCTACCGAAGGTTTTCTTACGTTATGGAATATATTTTAATCCGTATACATTTTATTTGTCAAGCCATCCTGAAAACGGAGCCACTGCAGCGCCAGAACAAACACTTTTACCTCCCAGTCTTGTTCCAGGACTCCACCAGGGGGGACAATGGTTAGCCCAAGTCGAATAGATTGTAGGCGAGAAGCATTCGCCGTACCTGCAGGCTGATGACGCCCAGGTGTGCTGGAAAAGGAATATCCGTATATGAAGTTTTCATACGCGGCAATTCCTCCCTTGTGCCTTAATGCAATATGCTGGCGAAACCACTGCTCTTCAGCACGGACAATATCGACGCCATTACATTGAATAGTGGCAGATTGTAAGAGGGGTTTTGTCGGATTAAAAATAGGATCATATTCATAACTTGTCACTGCCGAATAATTCGTCCATTCATTATTGTTCTCCGCCGACTTACGACGGACAAACCAGATAATCTCTTCTACAGGGTGATTCAATTCCAGAGGCAACAACACTTGGATTGTATCGGCGGTTGTTTTATTGACGGCGTATTTGAGAGGCTCGGCAAAATGGAAGGTCGTCACGTTGCGCGTGAGAATCTCAAACGGGTTACGCAGAATCTTATTGCGGATAGAGCCATCCGTATGAGCGGAATATGTAATGAGCTGGATATTCTTGAATTGGGGGATGTTATCGTATGTTCGTATTGTTGTTTTAGATGATATGGATGTATCGATAACAGCGAATGATTTACCGAGTGGAGTATCATCACAGCTCACACGACGCCCTGTTATGATTCGGACGCATTCCTTGAAGGGTCGTAGCTGCACATGAATGCGAATAGAGCCTTCTTTACAGGCGAGGACAGGAAATGCTTCCTGGAGCTTCACACGAGAAAAGAAAAAGGGCAGCGGGATAAAAAGGGTGCGGCTCGTGGTAGGAAAGGGTTTCGACAAAGGACTGTGTAAAAGGGATGATAGTGGTTGTCTGCCAAGGCCGTCGGTCGCTAGGCCGAATTGGGAATTCAGGTCTTGGAATAATAAGCTGGACACGTTCAAGAAATCTCCATCGACGATTTCAATGGTTTGGTCGCCGACTTCCAGCTCAGCACGTTCTAAGATAACCGTGCCGAGAGAATTCGCATAAAACCATTGGTCTCCTACGGAAAGATTTCTTGATTCAACCGTTTGTATATTATTAATTATATACGTGCCTATTCCACCAATACCTGTTACAAATTCTGTATATTTGGAAATGACAACAGGATTAATTAGATTTCCACTTGAATCTTTTCGGAGTTTACTATTTACTTCCGCATTGTTATTACATATTGTAACAAATGTCCCATAATAAACAATAATAGGATAACCAATTGTTGCAGCAGCGGCAGTTACTTGATTCACCGTTGTCAATACAGGAGAAGTTGGGTCGCTGCCAAGCGAAGTAATTATTGTATTGGAAAGAACACCATTGCCTAGGATACGTGAGCCAAGATATAGGGTTCCAGATATAATATCTGAAACGGTAAGAATATTACCAGAAATAGAGCCCGTGAAGGAGGCAGTGTCTGCTCTATAACGCCCAGATTCCATGCGCAGGAGGTCGGTATCATTGTACCAATGGCTGAGGTCTATTTGGAGGACTGTGTGAAAGAGGATATCCCCTGCACTTGTGGACTTCAAGTCGAAGGTGAATCGTTGCCCGAAACCGGTGGGTCCGCGAAAAGGATATTGTTGGACACAGGTGGAAAACGGCCTTAGACGACGTGACTGCTCAGGAAGCCACCATGTTTTATCCGATGATAGTGGCGTGAATTCGTTGTCCTGGTAATCCCTCGGAGTAAGGTCAAGCAGGGTCACAATATCACCGCTCGGCCGAGTGAAACCTTCGGACTGGGCAGGAGCAAGTGGCAGATTTTCTACGCTCATCTCTTTATTAATTCATGGAAAGAAGTTCTGCGCGGCCTTTTCCATCCGTGCGTAACTCCGCCCAGCCCTCTGTAATGACGAACAGCTCTGTAGAGGCTGCGGATGCACTGCCGGGCGAGGCCAGGTCAATGAAGAACGTGGGTTTATCAGCACTGGAGAAATTCACAGCCCCGCCTACTTGGGAGCCTATGTCTTGAAATCTGGAAGGGGCTATTGCGCCGAAGGACCAGTTCATCGTATTGATTTCCAGACCAGAATCAGTATCTTCTTTTGCATAATTCGTGACATCTCTCCATATGAGGGGGCTGCGCGGGAATTCGCGGGTTTGACCGGCCATAAGAAATGATAGACTGTTGTAATAGGGTTTTCCTTCTTCCGTGTTTATTTTATACAAGCGATTCAGCATTGTATCGGCGGCATTTCGGAAATACCAGGTCACTCTGTTAACAGGATGCCGTCCATCCAGGCGGCGAGAAATAGTGGCCGTTCCTCCAGCAACGACATTGGAATAATCTAGACTGCTCTGCGTGAATTTGTTTTCGTATATTCTGGAGAAGCGTGTGTAAATAGGGCGGTTTTCCATGGCCTGTTGGACATCCTTGTCCACATAGATTTGCATGGTTTCTAGAGAAATCTTCGGTTGTAGAATATGCTCTCGTTCAAGAGTTCGGAATTCTATTGACCCTGCAGGTGTTTGTTGGTATAGTACTCTGCCCCACGGCGTAGCTTTTGCAGTTGCAAAAGGATTCGACGATTCTACAAGGTCTTCTAGTTTCCTCAACTTACAACGGAGTCTGAATATATGCCTCGTCATCGCCCTCTGGGGAAATCCAACATCGGATGGGCCTTGTTGGCATCCTAGGAGGGGAAGCTCTAGACGCAAGGTGGGTGGGACGGCATTTCGGCCGATTTCTAGGGGGGTACCGCCGTGGCTGCCCGTCTGTGCTGTGGTTATGAATCCTTGGCTGTATGTACCGACGTTTTTGGACAAGGCCCACAGAGTATCCCCGCTGAATTCTTGTAGTAATATGTTATCCTGATAGAATCCGATTTTTTCAAATAAGAAATAGGCGATTCCTTGGATATATCCGTAAAATGCACCATCGTCTCCCCTTATGATGGAATTCCTCACGAGTTTCGCCTGTGCATCAGGAAGCCATGTGGGGAGTTCGATGACTAGGGTCGGTGATTTCATCAGGTCGCCGACCAAATCAAACTCAAACTCCACGGTGCGTCCGAATTCCACGGCGGTCTTGGGGAGAATGCGGCGCATTTCTTCCAAGCGCGGAGTCTGTGTGTCATACGTATTATCAAACGCAAACCGACTATCGTGCTGGTCTTGGAAAAAATAAACGTCTTTCTTGCCTCGGGAGACGAGCTCGTATAACGAGCCTTCTGCTGAAGCACTCATCTGATGATTCGCTTCATAATTTAAATGTGAGAAGAGGCCGCAGCAGCATCAACTGCAGTAGCAGCAAAGGCTGCTTTTCCTCCCGAAGGAGCAACAACGTCCAACAGAATACGGGAAATGCCCATCATGATGATGGATGAATACGACACCTGCGTAGAGCTAATTACCTGAACACCCAGCTGACAGACAGGACTTCCAGAGGTCACCATTCCCTGTAAAAAGCCCCACAGTCCGTCAGGTACACATGCTGTGTTATACAGCTTGGTCATTCCATAATGCGTCGAGTAAGAAATAAGAGCAGAGCCCAGCGCTTTGCCGATTGCGGATGTTGCCATGGCGGATAAAGTCGCAAGGATAGGCATCTATTATTTATGGGTGGTCGCCGTTAAGGCCTTGGTGGGGGGCTGGCTTGTTGCAGTCCAGTTGTTCTTTCAGCTCCTCCGTTGCTTTCAACAAAAACGTGGGAGGTTTTCCTGAGTGCTCTGGAAGAGTTAAATGACCTATGCGACCGTAACGCGCGAAATCAATGGTTTCTGTTTTCGGGGCTCCATCGGAAATCCAGGTGTCCAGTACTTGTTTTGT